CATGTATCAGGTGAGGCTTTAACTGTATTAGTTAATAGTCATGCGAATAGCCTATATTTGAGATATGCGTACACATTATCTCACCCTTATAGACACTGTAAGGATTTTAAGCGAAATATAAATCTGATTACGTATGGAGACGACTTTGTTGGTGGAGTGCATCCTGAATGTAATTTTTTCAATTTTAAGATTTTACAAGATAAATTAAAAGAGATTAATATTGAAATCACACCCGCAGATAAAAAAGCTGGTGCTTATACTTTAATGAATATAAATAAGATACAATTTCTGAAGAGAAGTTTTAAATATAGTGAGGAGTTAGATTTATTTGTATGTCCATTAGAGGAAGAATCAATAAGAAAATCGCTTATGGTTAATGTTGCATCTAAAACTATCACAGATGAGGCTCAAAGTATAGCTTGTGTTGAAAGTGCTGTAAGAGAATATTTTTGGTATGGTAGAAGTAAATTTGAGGAACAGAAAGCATTTCTTAAACACATAGTTTCATTAAATCCAGAAGTTGAGTATTATATTCAACCTAGTACTTTTCCGCATTGGGAACAGTTAGTTGATGACTATTGGTTGATATCTGGTAAATTTGGTCGTTATGATGTCTCTAGTCACGTCCAAAAATATTGTTAGAGGCTATGACAAGACAAGTCTTTAAAATAACCCGTATAATATCTTGACACATATTAAACGTGTAATAAAGTCCCTTGAGATAGGAAATCTCCGATGATTATGGCCTTACTAGCCTTTTCATTTGTACTTATTTGTTGGAAATTGCGTAAATTTATGTAGGGATGGCTCTACATGCTGTGGCTCACACTCACAGAATGATTGTGTGGATAATAGTACAGTATATGTTCGTAGTACTATTATGAAAAACGAACACATTTCAGATGGATTTATAATTCAGGCTGAAGAACAAGAAATGAAAGAAAATTCAGAGGCTTTAACTAGTGAGGTTGTAACTTTTGACTCCTCTAGAGGAGTGGACCTATCATATGCTGCTATATATGATGAAGTTGCTTCCTCACTATATACAGAGGACTATTCTCTAGGAGAGTTTCTTAGTCGACCTACTAAAATTGCACATTATACAGTTACACCGGGCGCACCATTTGGTGAAACAATTATATACCCATGGCGTTTATATATGACAAATACTAGAATTGCTAAAAAACTTGATAATTATTCTTACATACAAGCTAAATTACACCTCAAAGTTATAGTCAATAGTACTCCATTTATATATGGTAGTATAGCTGTATCGTATCAGCCCATGCAAGCTTTTACACCCTTTTTAGGTAATACTATTCTAGAGAAATCTCAACGACCAACTATTTGGCTCGATCTAGCTAGTTCTCTAGGAGGTGAGATGACGTTACCTTTCTTTTATTATAAAAATTGGTTACCTATTAAATTAGCATCTGATGTACAAAATATGGGTCAACTTAATATATATCAGGTTGTACAAGCTGCTATTGCGAATGCTGGTATTACATCTACACCTTCATTTACACTTTATGCGTGGATGGAGGATGTTAGATTATATGGTAATACCGTTGATTTGGCTGTTCAAGCTTCGGAATCTGGACCAATATTAAGTGTTGCGTCTACAATAGCAAAGGCATCTTCTTATTTTACCGAAATACCTATAATAGGCCGTTTTGCCAAAAGTATTAATATAGGCTCCAGCGCTGTTGGGGCCATAGCTAGTATGTTTGGTTATACAAATCATCCTGTTATAGCCGATGTTTCACCATTTAAAAATTTGCCTTTTCATGCTTTATCATCTGCGCATATCTCTAATGCGGTTGATAAGTTAACATTAGATCCTCATAATGAGTTAACAATTTCCCCTGAAACTGTGGGTTTACCTCAAGGTGATGAATTAGCAATATCTTATCTAACTTCCATACCTGCTTTATTAGACCAACCCTTATGGGGAACCGCTGCAGCAACAACTACATTATTATTTGCTGCAAATGTTACACCCACTATGTGCCAAACTGATTCATCGACTCCTAATCAGACTGTACTTTATGATACTCCTATGGGTAATGCATCTCGTGTCTTTTCAAATTGGAGAGGTGATATTATCTATCACTTCCGTCTTGTAAAGACACCATATCATAAAGGCAGGTTGATTGTTAACTACGATCCTACTGGTGATATTGTAGCTACCTCAGATAATAATAACGTTGTGCAAACGCTCATTGTTGATATATCTGAAAGTACAGAGTTTATCATTAGAATTCCTTATATGGCACCTCAAAATTTCCTTAAAGTTAGGGATACTTTGGTAACTGACTATGCTATCAATGGTGGCTCTTTGACCGCCTATGATAGTGATTTTCATAATGGTCGTATTACTGTTCGTGTGCTTAATAACTTGACTGCACCACTTGATACTGCTGCCATTTACCTACAAACTTTTGTATATGCTGCTGAAAACTTTGAACTTTCTAATCCTACTCCTATAGAAATTGGTGGTATACCTAATCATGAGGTTATCCAAGCGTCAGAAACAACTGTTGAATTATCTAGAAATTCAATCAGAACTTTGGAATTATTTCCAGATGTTATCACTCATACTATGGGAAAATCTCATCCAACACCAGAACACATCTACGATGTTTCTATGGGTGAGAGGATAGCCTCAATGCGCGAG